CCGATGTCGAACGCGAGGCGTGGGAAGCCGAACAGACTGCGGCAGCAGGTCGAGCCACGGACGAACTCACAGACCGCGTCACGCGAGGTGAGATCACCGAACAGCAGATGATGGAACAGCTTTATGGCGACGGCCCAGCCGAAGGCTCCGTCGAACACGCTCTTGCGAAAATCGGCTTCCGCCCAGTGAACGGAGCGGAGTGGCTTGGGATTGAGACAGTTAGGTACGAAAATCCGAAAACAGGCCACACGATCGAGATCTGGCAGAAGGGTCAGGATCCGAACTTCTACGGTCTATCCTCCGCGCGAAGCGCTGCGAAAGGAAACTGGGGGCATAAGGGTCGACCTGGATCCGTCGGCGGTTCATCCGCGTCCAGCGGCTTCGAACGTGCGACGAAAGCGGACGCCGCCCGGATGGGCTCTCTGCAAATCCCTCCTGCGTGGAAAAACGTCATGCTCAACCCTGATCTGGAAGGCGATCTACAAGCAACAGGAGAAGACGTCAAAGGTCGTACCCAATACCGCTACCACGCAAATCATGCGGCAGCTGCTGCGGCGGAGAAGTTCGATCGGCTGAAGGCCTTTAACGACGCTCTCCCGGCACTCCGTGTCCGAATCGGAAAGGACGTCACCTCCAGCGACGATGCGATCAAAGAACCAGCCTGCGTCATGTGCCTGATCGAAAGAACCGGTTTCCGGATCGGTTCTGACACTGACACTCACGCCGACAAAAAGGCCTACGGTGCATCGAACCTAGACGCCAAGCATGTCAAGGTCCACGGCGACGACATTGCCTTCTCCTTCATCGGGAAGAAGGGTGTCCTCATCGAAAAGGAATTGACCGACGCGACCCTTGCCAACATGCTTCGACCTCGCGTGAAGAAGGGCGGACGACTTTTTGACGCAGACGGCGGCACCGTCCGCGGCTACCTCGCCTCGCGAGCCGAGGGCTTCACTCCGAAAGACTTCCGAACTTGGCACGGGACGAACCAAGCTCTTCAAGCGATCGAGGGGATCAAGATCCCCAAGAACGCGACGGAGTGGAAAGCGTCGACCAAAAAGGTCGCGACCGTCGTCTCCGACTTCCTTGGCAATACGCCTAACGTCGCACTCAAATCATATATCGACCCTGCGGTCTTCGCACGGTGGAAGGCAGCGCAACCTCCGGACAAGCCGAAGAAAGCCAAGGCATGATCCGCCTGGCCCCAAAATTCCCAACCGTCATTCACATCTGTCCTCGATGCGACGAGCCCGGTCTACACGGCACGACAGACGAGTGCTGCATCGCCCTTCGTGCCGCGATTAAGGCGGAACGGGACGCCAGGGGAATGGACATATCGTCTGCAGCGGAAGTCCTCCCGCTTAAGCCTGGCAAAGTCGTTCGTCTGCGCTCGGTCTATTGGCAGGAGAAGAAGGCAGGTGGTGACCGTATATTCACCCGTCGATGGCCTGTCTACGACAGCATCAGCGCGCCGAGCATTGAGGTCGCTCTTCGAATTCCACGCGATCCGAAACGTAGATACTGGATCGACACATTCAACCAACCCGCTCGAATCCCATTCAGTGTAAAGAAGGTAGCCGTTGCCTAAAATTCATGAGATCCTCCTCCTTCTCTTCCCTCGATGTACATGCGGTCATCACGCAGTTCTCCACGATGCCGCAGGCACACATCGTAAGCGTGGAGATAAGTGGCTCGTCGATTTGAAAGGCCGTCTACTAACCGGTCATTGCGCTGGGGAACAGTGGACGATATGTCCTTGTCGGAAGTATGTGCAGGTCCTCGCATGACTGATGACGAACGAATGAACTCGTTTTTCGAGACCATTTCATACGTTGGAGACGTACAAGACTGGCGAAGCATGCCTGAGCTCGGGGAGGACGACGACGAAGACGTCGACGACTCCGTCTTCGAGACTCTCGGCGGAACAGGATCTGGCAACTTTCATCATGGCGGCCGTCCAGGAACCGTTGGAGGGTCGTCGGGGGGCGAAGCCACCGATCCGTTCGCCGATTTCTTCAAACCGTCCTTTCCACCGAACGATCCAAAGGACGAACCTTACGCCCTTTACAAAGGCCAACAGATCGCGGGTGACGGCTCGTCCTACGCCATGTACGACATCATCAACGGTCCGATGCATGGCAACACCGTCAGCGAGACGACGATCAAAAAACTCGGTCTCCCTACGGAGAAGAAGCAGCGGGGCGCTGGAGGAGCCGGAAGTGGAAACTTCGGTCACGAAGGCCGTCCGGGTGCAATCGGCGGCTCCGGCAAGCGGGAAAAAGGTCGCCGCGCTGGCGCAGGCACGCTAGACAAAATCTGGGAGCTGCATCGGAAGGGCGTACCCGTTGCGAGGATCCAGAAAGAACTCGGCTTCCGTCATGCTCCGCACGTTCATCAGATGATCAAAAAGCTGAAAGCAGAACGCGAAGGCGCGGCCATAGACGTTCGAAAAGTCCGGGACGTTCCAATTGTCGAGATCAAAGCGGCGGCGCCCAAGGCGGTGCCTCCGGAGATCAAAGCAGCGCCCATAGGCGCCCTCATCGTCCCAAAGGGCGGGGCATCTGACCTTACCGATCCAACGCTTGTCACAACAACATCGAAACGTCAGCTGGGCGGCGGTGGGATCAACGAGACATTCCGCATCAAAGATGTCGACGGTAAGGAATTTGCGTTCAAACCGATGAAAGGTGAGCGGTGGGATGGCGTCCGAGACACCGTCGTCAATCGCGCAGCGTCTCTTGCTGAGCGCGAAGTTCTCTCCTCCCGGATCGATCGGGCCATCGGTCTGAACGTCGCTCCGAAGACGGTCATGATTCGACTTGCCGACGGCTCCGTCGGCTCCGCCCAAGAATGGGTGACGGATGGTCAGGTCCCCCACAACTTCAGCAATTTCGACAAAACGCAGATCGCAAAGATCGGAATTCTCGATGCCGTCATCGGCAACACCGATCGTCATCCAGCTAACCTCCTACAAGAGCCAAACGGCCGAGTCCGTGCAATCGATCATGGCTACGTCTTTCCAACGACCGTTCAAAACGTTGAGCTCCGATCTTGGGCCCTCGGCAAGATCCGGAATGGGGATATCTCTCCAGACGACATGACGACATACGCAGGGACGCTAAAAAAACTTGACTGGGGCGAAGTCCTCCGCGGTTCTCACCTCGATCAAAAGGAACTGGCTGCGATGCAATTAAGAGTCGGCCTTGTCGTCGCTCACTTAGAAAAGGGCGATCTCCATGGCCTGCGCGCGGCATTCAAACCAAAGATCGACGGTATCAAGAGGAGATGGTGATGAGAACGGTCGTAATCACACAACCGAGTACTGGTCGAGAAATCGGTCGAGGAATTCTCCAATTCGATGGCAGCGCCACTGTCCTCGGCTTTCCAGATGCGATTCAGGAGGCGTATGAGGCTGAAGGCATCCTCGACATGCTGGGCCTTGCAGGAAAACGTGGAGAGACCGTTCCGCTGGAACGCGGGAACGACTTTCTCAATGTCCTTCTCGCTGACTGGCAACGGCCACAAGTCGGCCTCGCGGAAGAACGATCATGACCCTTGATGAAGTCGTTTTCGTCTCCGGTCTATTCGCCGCGGGCCTGCCGGAAGAAGAAGTCATCGACCAGTTGACGATCTGCCGAGTGCTTGACAGCCTCGACGTCGCTTGGCCAGAAAACGAGCTCGATCCTGCGCTGAAAACCGCAGGAGGTCCGGGTTCTGGAAACCATGGACATGACGGTCGACCGGGATCAGTCGGCGGATCGTCGACTGACGACCTTCACGCGTCCAAACCGCGAGATCGCTCGTCCTGGACTGAATACACCGACTCGACGCCGTATGGCGGAGTCATCCTCGGTGCAACGAGTCGTTCCGATCTTCCATTCGACCAGCACGTTGCCGTCCACGACTACGTCGTGATCCATTCCTTCGACATCAACCGAGCACTCCGTGCCGGAGGCATGACATATCCTGAAATGCGAAATGGCAAGCCCGTCGGCATCGGGCATGTCAATCCGTCTACGCTCGAACACATGGACAAAGCCGTTCAGACGGACATTTCCGACCGCGACCTCCTCGTCTACCGCTCCGTCGACGAAGGAGTCTTTCCGTCTACAATCGGAACAGTCTTTAGCGACCTCGCCTACTGCTCGACGTCAACCAACAAAGACAAAGCCGACTTCATTGGACAGATGTTCGCGACGAAACCAACGACGTGGACTATCGACGTTCCGAAAGGCAGTCGGTTTCTCGACGTTCCGAAGCATTTCGAACCTGACACCGACACGCAGGATGAGGACGAACTCCTCTTCGGTCGGAATCAGCGATTCGAAGTTATCGGCCTCGGTCGTTTAAGGATCGTACAATGATAATAGAACGCGAACAGGAGAGCGTCCGTCGCTTCGCGTGGCTTCCGGGCGACGTCATTCTCGACCCACGTGTCGCGTCGCTTTTCAAGACTCCTGCCGACGACGACGACGACGCTCATCACGGACTGCTAGTCAGCTTGCATCTCGATCCCGTCGAGGCGAAGGACCTGGTCATTCCCGGTGGCGAAGCTCTCGAGACGCTCCACATCACCCTCTGCTACTGTGGAGACGTTGAAGACCTCGGTGACTTAGCCGTTGCTCGGGCGATAGCCGCTGTCAGCAGCATCATCGAGGGAAGCCCTCCGCTCCGTGGATCAACGACGTCCCTCGGCAGGTTCGACGCGACGGAACATTCTGACGGAAAAGACGTGATCATTGCCAAGGTCGACATCCCAGGCCTGATCGCCTTCCGCGAGCGCATCTCCCGAGCGTTGACGGTGGCCGGCGCCCCAGCAAAAGCGAACTTCGTCTATCTTCCTCATATCACGCTTGCGTATGTTCCTGTCGGAGACGTCGCCCCGATCGATGCCGCCCCAATCGTTCCGTTGTCTTTCTACCGCGTCCGCCTCAACATCGGTGACGAATACATGGACGTTCCTTTTCGTCAGTCTCCTGACGACGGCCGAGCTCCGTGGCAGTCGGATGACCTTCCTCTCGGACTCACGATGCTTGCATCGGGTGAAGCCCTTCCCGAAGTCGACCTCGCCGCAAGCTGGATGTCCGACCACGCTCTTGGCCTAGCAACGGACCTGACGAAAAAGCAGAAGAAAGCGATCTCCGACATTCTTTCATCTGTCGATTTTTCGGACGTCTCCGATCTGTCCAACATCACCTCTTCCGTCACCAAAATTACAGGCGACGCCGCTCAGGCAGACACAATCGTCCAGACGGAAGTCTCAACCGCCATCCACCGAGGCCAGCTGAAAGCTTGGCAAGAGGCCCAAGCCGAAGGCCTGATCGCGAAAGGCGCCCGACGCCGGTGGATTACGGAACGTAAAAGCTGTCCTGAATGTGATGACCTCGACGGCAAAACCGCCACGCTCCGAGGCTCATATCCTGGCGGGATCGCAGGCCCACCGCTCCACCCGAATTGTCAATGCCGCGAAGAGCTCATCGAACCATGACCGAGCGCATCGTGTCGTGAGACGAGAAATAGTAAATAAACTAGCACAAATGCCCGTTGCTGTCCATAGAGGACATGAGCTATAATCTCTTAAATCGATCATTCCAGCCAGTGTCGAGTTTCATTCCTTCCAGCTTCACCCGTACCGCCGTTGAGAGGACGTACTCATGGGCATCCTCGAGCTCCTAATCGTCGTCCTGCTCATCCTCTGGTTGACCGGAATGTTCGTCTTTCCGATCGGGTCGCTAGTCCACGTTCTGCTCGTTGTTCTTCTCGTCGTAATTCTCGTTCGCGTACTCCAAGGACGTAGTGCGCTGTGAGGAATTTGTCTAACGGCATGAACGACCCAAAAACAGCTCGCCATGTTCATCTGATCGGTGCTACTGGTCAGATTAGAACAGGGAAGTATCACGGCGACGACGTGCTAATAGTCCCGGTGGTTGCGCTCATGGAGGGCGTGATCAGGGCCGTCAACGCCCCAAGCGCCGAGTTAGTACCGTTCTCGTCCATAATGGTCGCACCTCAAGGTTGGGCGGGCAGACCAGTAGTCCTCGATCACCCGATAGAAAACGGAAGACAAGTTTCAGCAAACTCTCCTCGTATTCTCGAAGAGCGTGCCTTCGGTACTATTTTCAATCCACGGACAGAAGGCCGGAAGCTCTTGATGGAAGCGTGGCTTGATCCCGTCCGCGCAGCACGCGTCGCGCCGGCCGTCCTTCGCAGGCTGTCCTCCGGCGATATGATCGAAGTTTCTGTAGGCGTCTTTGTCGTAGCTGAAGACAGGCAAGGCGAGTTCAAAGGTAAACGCTTCAACGCCATCTGGCGGGATATCGTCCCAGACCATTTAGCGTTCCTCAGCGAAGGCGACACCGGCGCGTGCTCCATCGCTATGGGCTGCGGAAGTCCCCGCGCAGCGAGCGCCTATCTCATCAACGGCGACGAGCTCGAAGAACGGACGCTCGGCGGAGCGGGCAGCGGCTGGTTTTCATCCAACGGTCACGTACCAGAAGGTGGCAAGAACACAAAGGCCATCAACCACATCAACAAGGCCGTTGCGGAGTACGGTGCGCAGAAGAAATTTCCGGAAGGCTCGTCCGACGAAGTCCGAGAGCACTACGAGGCGGTCAAAAGCCATCTTGCGTCCTCTGGATTCAGTCCGACGAACGAAAAGGGCTATTCGCATTCCTCGACTCAGTCCATCGACCTGGTTCATCCGGAGAAAGGAACCTTCTCCCTTGCTCGCATGTACATGGGCGTGATTCCAGGAGACGCGGCCAGAGGGTATCGGGGCAACCACTATGTTCGTCTAAAGCATGCTGCGTCGCGGCACGCTGGCGGACCAGGATCAGGTGTCGTTGGACACACGACCGGCGGCGACGGGCCCTCCTCCAGTCGAGAAGCCGAAAAGCTCCTTGACAAAATCCTCGGCGGGCCCGCCGGCTCACGCGCGGTTCGGAAGAAAGCGAACATCGACAAGCTACGGAGCGTGTCGACGACCGACCTCCAAAAACTCTCCTCGGCATACACCGTCATCGAGCGTGAGAGTGGACAGAAGTCGTTCGCCCATGATCGTGTACGCGCTGAGTTGAAAGTTCGGACCGCTGGCGGTCCAGGATCCGGCGTCAAGGGCCATACAACCGACCACGGCAAGCCGATCCAGTCCTACCACAGCAACAGCGGATCGGCGTTCGTCCATAAAGTCAACTACGACGATCCGATGCGGCCTGCAGGAACGACTCACGTTGTCAAGACCGTCGATCAGGACAAGAAGGCTGGACAGACGTACCACAAGTCCGAGGCGGACGCGACCAAGGCAGCCAACGAGCATATCCACAAGCCTCTCACCGGCCACGCTGGAATCATCGACCGCGTCGAGAGTAATCTCCGCGAGGATGGATACTCCATCCACCAGATTCCAGTCGACCGTTTGAAGGCCGAAATCGCGTACGCGGCGAAGCATGGTGATGGCGACGTTACGGTCAAAATCCCGTCGCGCAGCGAGATCAGCATGAGCGTCGAGCATGCTCAGGCGGTGCTGAAAGAGATTACGAAGCACGAACGTGGTCGAGGCCGGTTCGGCGCGAATCCGGAAGGCCACAACCAGTACACTCACGGTGACGCTGCGCGAGTCCATTCCTCCGCCGCTCGTGCGCACGAGATCGCTTCGCGCACGAAGACTCAAGACGCATCCAAGAAAGCGTCCGCGCTTTCGAAGAAGGCGGACGACATCACGACCGCCCTCAATCCGCATGATGACGTCCTCTTCAAATCTATGGACGCTGTGCAAGAGGCAAAGACCGCGTCTCACTACATGTATCGCCAAGGCTTTACGAACACTGCCGTTACAGCTCACGAGCTAGCTTCTATGTTTCACAAAGAAGCGGCAGGCGGTCATACAAAACTTGCGCGAAAGAACGTGTCCGGAACGACGAGCCGCACCGCGGGCGCCTTTCAGGAAAACGCCGAGGTCCTCATCCCCGGCACGAGCGTGCGGATCAATCTTCCGGGCAACGTCTTCCACGGTGAGACAGGCTCCGTTCAGACAGTCTACGGCAATCTCTGCCGCGTGGCCCGGCCATCAGGCCAAAACCTGGGGACGTTTCCCATGTCAACCCTCCGCGTGACGCACTTACGCACGACCGGTGGTCCGGGCTCAGGCCGACGCGGTCACACAACCGATCGTTCGAAGACCGGTGAGACGAAGCTCAGTCTCGACGCAGCAGACCATGACGCGATCCACGAAGCTCTGAACAACTATCACGACCTCCTCGAGGATGATTCCGCCGACGCTGGAAACAAAGAAGAGATCGCCGCGATCGCGGCCATCCGCGAAAAGATCAAAATCGGTCACGTGTCGTTGACGAAGTCCGAATCCGACTTCGTCCAGAGCGCCCTCCACGACTACCACAAGGGCATGCGAGATGACGCAGACGACGAAGACATCAAACCGGCGTACGACGCGAACAAGAAAGTGATGCAGAAGTTCCGTGGGGCGGCTAGTCTTCGCGCTGCTGGCGGACCCGGCTCGGGGATCAAAGGTCACATCACCAATCACGATGCCGCGGCATCTGCTCACGACAAAGCAGCGTCAGCTCATCAGAAGGCTCTTGATCGTCTCAAGAAGATGACGCCGGCCGAGCGGAAGCAGGCGGAGGAAGACGATATCTCTCCGGGGTCTGAAGATCGGATCGGTGCAGAAGAACTGTCGAAAGACGCTCTTGCCGCGTCAAAGTCTGCCGTTCCTCATCCAAGCGAAGATGCCTCAACCTCCTACGACGTCGCAGCATTCGAAGCCCACGGCCACGCACACGACGCCGCTGCTGCCGCATCGGATTCTGTCTACGACCTCTCTGGTGAGTACTCCCGTGAGGCTCGAGACTCTCATAAGAAGGCCGCAGAGGAGCACCGAATCCACAATCGTGAGCTGACGAAGAAGGGGCGAAGTGCTGTGACATTCCGAGATGCTGCGAACCGTCTTCTTCCGACAGGTATTGTCGAGACCGAAGAGTACGATCGCATCCCAGAAGCCGGGAAGAAGCTGCCGACGGGTGACGACGCGACGAAACGGGCTTGCCGCGAAGCTGAGAAAGCGTCTCATGCCGTGAACGCGTCTCCTACGAGAAGCGGCCACCGGCTTGCCGCTCGTCTTCACTCGAAAGCAGCCGACCATCATGAATCCTTCGGGAACAAAAATCAGGAGTCGTACCACCGACGGATGGCCGATCACCATGCGACGGTTGCGGCTGCACGAACGGCTGAAGCACGAGAGGCCGTGAATCCGACCGGCATCAACCAGTACACCAAAGGCGGATCAGGGACAGCAAAAGTCCACGAGACTGCAGCGAAGGCTCACGAGGCTGCTGCCGCCGCTCATGAAGAAGCGGCAAAAAACCCGTCCGTCGACGCAGCGATAGCCGCCAGTGGAGCGTCGCTTGCCGCTCACGAAAGTACGCGAGGCGTTGCGAAAGAGACTCACGGAAAGAAATATACCGAGCACGAGAAGCTTGCGAGCGACGCCTTCCACAAGGCCATGGAAGCGCGGTCGGAGATCGAAGGCCGCAAGGCCATGATTGTGTCGACCCGAAACAGCATCACAGGAGAGACCACTCCTGAACGAGAGATTCGACCCGCGACGAAGCCAAACGCCGAAGGCGCTACTCGTGTGCATAAGGAAGCTGCCGCCGCTCACAGGGCTGTGGCGGAATCTCATCGGAAGAAGTCGACTCCGCGTTCTGCGTCGAATCCCGAAGGGATCAACCAATACACTCACGGCGGTGGGCCAGGCTCCGGTCGCGGCGGCGCGATCGACCTCGGCGACCGAGTGAAAGTGAATATCCCCGGGCACAAGCTGCATGGCCAAACGGCCAAGGTCGTGCGCAGTCATCACGTCCCTATGAAAATCGGTACGCACACGATCCAGTTCAAGAACAAGTCCGCCGCGATCGTGCATGAGAAGAATCTCAATATGCATCTTCGGAAGTATCGGGAGCCGCGGGACATGGACGCGCTTGAGAAGAGGCATCCTGACCGACCGAAGTTCGTGCGGTCGACTGGCGGGCCAGGCTCCGGTCAGCGAGGCCATACGACAGCTCACGATGCAGCGTCAGTCGCCCACGACAAAGCGAAGAAAGCGCACGACGTTTTCACCGCTGGCTGGGCAGATGGAAGTACGAAGACCTACGACTCTCTCGACGAAGTCCATGCCGCGCATCCAGAAGTCTTCAAGAAAGGCATGTCGCACGGCGAAAGCATTAAGAGGGTGCGGGAAGTCAATCAAGAAGGCAACTATCACGACTTTGTCCTCAAGCGGGATAAGGCCGGTTCGAAAGACCCTGTCGATGTCAAGGTCGAGCCAGCCGATCACGAAGCCGTCTCATCGATCATGGACTCGTTCTCGGAAGCCATAGGTGAGATGCCTGAAGATTATAGCGACGGCGACGTCGAAGTCTTCGGCAAAGCCGTCGAGGCATTCAAAAAGGTCAAGGGCGGAGGAACGCTGTCTGCTCATGAGGCTGTCGCAGTCAAAACCGCACTTCGTCAGGTCGAGGATGATCTGGACGTCGACGACAACGCCGATACCCTCGCTGCGATAGGCCGTGTGAAGAAGGCATTACGAGGAGCAGAGATGAACGATCTCGCAATTCGTGGAGCGTCCGCCCGGATGGATGGACCGTCACGTTCCGTGATCTCCGTCGGGTCGCTGGGTGACGAAACGCATGTCCTCTACGGCGACGGTCAAATCGCGGTCTTTGACCGAGACGCTCCTGATCTTACCCCGAACATCCGCAACGCGGCGTTTGTCGGATTCGTGCTTCGAGCCTCTGGCGGTCCGGGATCCGGAGTCCGAGGACACACAACGCCACAAGACCACGCGAACAAATCCGTAACGCTTCACGAGAAAGCCGCACAGGCTCACCGCGACGCTGCGGAAGGAAAGGGAACGAAGAAGGAAGCCCTCCTCGCGACGAAGGAAGCAGTCAAATTTTCGGGCGATGTCAATGACGCATCCAGTCGAGCGTATGCGAGCGCGCATAATGCCTACCATTCCGGAACAGAGGAAGGCAAGAAGTCAGCTCATTCATACGCCGCGAAGGCACACGACGATGTCGCTCAGCAACACCGAGATCGACTTGTCCGCTTGAGAGGCGCTGGCGGTCCCGGCTCGGGAATCGTCGGTCACCGTTCCGTCGGCGGCAGAATGCCAAAAGAGACGGCCCATCAGAAGCGTGGACACAACCCGACGGACAAAGACGCCAAGAGGATTTCCGACATCGTCAAGAAGAGCGGCGGGAACAGAGAAAAGGCTCACGACCTAGCCTACCAAATGGCAAACGCCATCAAAGACGGGCCGAAGGCGAAGCGTCGTGCATATGCTGCGGAAGACGCCGGGCATTCGTCTATTGCCGAGATCTTCCACGAACGTCACGACCAGCTGACTCGTCGAGCGGCAACCGTCTTTGCCGAAGGCACTCGCGTTCAGATCGGTCTCGTCGGAAGTCCGTTTCTCAACCACGAAGCAATCGTCCGGCGCTCCGCGCTCGGCCTATCCGCAGTCGAATTTCCTGGAGGCTCCGCCTCCATCGTCTTTCCAAATTCCGCTCTGCGCGCTTCGCGCTAGAGCACATACGAGCGAAGCAGAGAGGAGATAGTCTCATGAGTGAGGTTCGAAAATCAGTGGCCATCGGCGATGCCGTTCAAATCGAGAAGGACGGAGACAGACACAATGGAGAAGTCGGCGTCGTAACAAAAGCCGGTCTCTTCCCGACGCTCGAAGGTGAAGACGGAACGTCCTTCGGCACGTATCACATCTCGACGTTGAAGGCAGCGGCCATGCCGGATTGGCTGAAGGACAAGATCGCCAAAGGCAAGGACAAGAAAAAGGACGACGACGACGACGACGAGGCCGACGACGGCAAGAAGAAGAAACGGGCGTTCCCCGGTGCTGCTCCTCCTTTCGGAAGTAAGGAGCGCTCGGCGGCAGCAGGCGACGACACTCCCTTCGACATCGGCGATGAAGTCGTCGTCAAGTCAACCGGCGAATACGGAACAGTCGTCTCCGACGAAGACGGCGAGTACAAAGTCGAGGACGATGACGACGAAGACCTCGGCACATTCTCAGCTAGCCAGCTGAAAGCGGCGACAGAGGCGGATAGGCCGCTGGTCGAAGACCCGCAGGTCGAAGACCTGCCGGCTCCGAAGACTCTCAAAGAACGTCTTCGTGCCAGCGTCCAGACGCTCGTCGCGACTCTCACCGGAGCGTCGACCGAAGATAGCGCTGATCTCATCGACGAAACAGTCGAAACCGTTCAGCGTTCTGCGTTGACAACGGCTCTCGACCAAGCCGTCGCTTCGCTGGCCGAGGCCCAAGACCTTGCCTCCAGCGAGATCATCTCCGACGGCGAAACAGCGGAAGCTCCCGAAGCCACCAGCATGCGGATGGCTGGCTTGGCCACTCTGACCTCCACCATCATCAACAACCTCTACACCGCAACCAACATCGCACAATCGTGCATCGCAGACGAACGCTTCGCTCTCGGAGCCCGACACTCGTCATTCGACTTGAAGACGATCCAAGCCGTTCACGACAATTCCGTCGCGCTCGGCGCCACGTGCCCAGGGGCAGAAGCTCGAAGCGCGGAAGCCCGAAGCGCATCGGCACACGACGAAAAAGAGGAGAATACGATGACCAGAGAGGAACGAATCACAGCGCTGATTGCGGGCACCGCCGGCAAGCCCGAGCCGTATACCGAAGCAGACGGAGCGTGGCTCAAGACGCTATCGGACGGCCGATTCACAGCACTCGAGGCGGCGGCCGCAGTCACCCGCGGATCGAGTGAAGAGGAGATTCTCGCGGGCGTCCCCGAAGAGCTCCGCACTCTCGTCGCTAAGGGCCGCGAGGCAGTCGCGGCAGAAGCCACCCCTCTGACCGAGGAGGCCTATCTCAAGAACGCTCCGGAATCGATCCGTACGCTCGTCGTCGAGAAGAAAGCGGCGGACGCCTCGCTCAAGACGGAGCTCATCACCACACTCAAGGGCGTTCAATCGGAGTTCACCGAACCCGAGCTCCAGAAGATGAACCTGCCCGAAATCATCCGTCTTGCTCGTGCCCTCCGCGTCAACGAGCCGGCTCCAGTCGACTTCGGTGCGCTCGGCATTCCGCGTTCGGCGGCGGCTGGCGACGAAGTCTTCAGCAATCCTCCGGACGGCTACGCGCTCGCTCTCGCGAAGAAAACGGCATAGCGGCGGGTCCCGCCTAAGCCAAAGTCGCAAACGCAAACGCAAACGAAGACAAGGAGACAGACAGAATGGCCATCACCAAGTACCCGCCCAACACAATTTGGCTGGGCGGCTCGAGAACAGAAATCGGGGACCTCGCTGCAAACGAGGCGATCACCCCCGGCATGCTCGTCGAACGTACTTCCGTCGGCGGCGTTGCCCGGTGGCGGAAGCACTCGGTTGCTGGAGGCAAGTCATCCGCCTCCATCGCCACCGACATGAACATGCTGAACAAGACCGTCGATGACGTCTGCGCCATCGGCGACCTCATCGAAGTCAGCATCGGACAGAAAGGCTCCACCTGGTGGATGCTTGTTCCTTCCGGTCAAAACATCGCGGCCGGCGGTTATCTCGAGTCGGCAGGCGACGGTCAGCTGCGTGCATTCGCAGCCGGCACCCCGCTCTTCATCGCGGTCGAAGACAAGAACAACGCGGCCGGCCCGACGGCAGCCCGCATCCGTGTCGAAGCTCTGTAGTTAGCGTCTTCGACGTCTTCGACGCATGTTGCGTCAGACCGTCGACCATATCAAGGTGCGTCGTTCGCGCTCCACGCGCGCCGCCGCCAGGAGGACAGAATGAGAGTTCAGCGATTCACAGCAGGCGCTCCGCCGGCGGCCATTCAGGCAGCTATGGCGCGTGCCATGTCAATGGGCGGGGGTGAGCTTTCGATCGCCTCCCTCCGAGCGCTCAGCCCGTTCGAGGAAAACGCTCAGCGCATCATCGATCAGACGGTCGTCCGGGTCGGCCTCAACCGACTCGTGATCGCCGGAGACCTGCTCGCCATGGGCTTGACGTATCCCGTCCAAAACCCCATGAGCGTCATGGAAATCCAGTGGGAGCAGATCAGCAAGACGGGCGGGGCGCAGCGGACCATGAGCCCCTCGGCGAGGGGCGAATTCCAGCTCCCGAACCGTCGGCCGAAGCGCTTGCCTCTCTACCTCACAACCGATGACTTCAGCATCGGCATCCGCTCCTTCCAGATGAGCCAGCGCATCGGCGCAGCCATCGACACCTCGCTCGTCGAGGAAGCAACCCGCCGCGTCAACGAAGCGATCGAAGACGCGACCATCAACGGTGCAGGTCAGGTCGACGGGTACACCACCCCCGGGATTCTCAACGCCCCGAACGCGAACGTCCAGACGCTGACGGCGAACTGGAACATCGCGACCGGCGATCAGATCTTCAGCGACGTTCAGTCCATGATCGGTAAGCTCCAGGCGGATTTCAAGTTCGGACCTTACGGTCTGTACATGGGAACCACCGTCGGCAACGCGATCGACAAGGACTTCAAGGCTCTGGGCACGCTGACCGTTCGTCAGCGGCTGCTCCAGATCCCCTCGTTGGTCAGCATCAAAACCGCTGACCAGATGCCTGCGAACACGGTCGTCCTGATCCAGCTGACGAGCGAAGTCATCGACATGGTCACCGGCCTGGCGCCGACGGTCGTTCCGTGGACGTCGATCGACGGCTTCACGCTGTTCTGGATGGTCATGGCCATCATGGTCCCACGAGTGCGTGATGACTACGACGGAAATTCGGGGATCGTCATCGGGCAACCCTAGTTGCGGAACGGTACCTAGTAGAAGGACGGACGTCAGTTGACTTCTTCACCTGAAATAGCATATACTCAATCGATTATGTCCTCTCAGGAGAAGACTGCCGACTTCCGTCCCTTTATCTATGGTCTCATTGATCCACAAGAACCTGGACATGTACGGTACGTAGGCATGTCCTTGGTTTCTGAATCTAGGCCGTTCGACCACGAGAAGAAGGCGTTGATGCCTTCTACAAAATCATCCCATCTCGTTAATTGGATCTGAAGGATGAAGGATGAAGGATGAAGGACGTTCTTACCAAGCTCTGAAGCTACAGATACTTGCATCAGGAACGTCTCGCGGTTTTCTCGGTGACGTCGAGCGAATGTACATCTCATCTCTTCGTCGAAGTCACCATCTGACGAATGTCTCGGACGGCGGCTGGGGCGGTTTCACAGGAGAAGCTGCTCGTCAGAAGCAGATAGTGTCAAATCTCGGTAACACTCATGGTGCCGGGGTTAAGCATTCTGAGGCTTCGCGACGTCAGAAGGGGGCCTCTCTGCGACGTCACTACGTCGAACATCCTGAGACAGCTGAGGCGATCTCAGCCGCACATCTCGGAAATACGTATGCCCTCGGATATCATCACACAGAAGAAGCTAAGAAAGCAATCTCCGAAAAGCAGCTAGGGCGCCAATACGCCCTAGGAGTAGTCCACTCGCTCGAATCGAATCTTGCGAAAAGTGTTGGCCTATTCGAATACAACGCAGATCCCGGAACTCAAGACGCTCGCGACGCACGAGCAGCGAATCAAGCCGTATCCCTCCAAGCTACATTCGACAGTCCCGAAGGCGTCGTACTCAAGAAACAAATCAGCAATTCTGTGACGCTTCTTTGGCAAGATCCTGAATACCGCGCGAGACAGTTGGCGTCGCGTACAGCTACAAGAGAAGCCGCAGCCGCAGTTCAGAAACTCGATCCGAAAGACTAAATCGTAATCACCATGCCCCAGTCCAATCTCTGTCCTCGTCGACCGTACGTCCTCTGACGGGATAACGACCGCGAGCTTGGACGTCCCTTGATTTCTCAACGGACGTACTCTATAATGGACGTACACTTCAGATTTAGGACGTCCGACAGTCAACCATCAGCATAGGAGAAGACAGTCATGGCAGACGACAAAACCGCCGCGGGAGCAAATCCTCCAGAAGACCTCAAGGCGAAGGCCAATCGCCTGCTCGCGGGCAATCCTGTTGAGTTCGAGAAGGCGATGGCAAATGCCACGCCGACCGAGAAAGAAGCTCTCATGCTCGCGAAGCGAGAGCATGACGCTGCGAACAAGCCGTTCACATTTGCTGCAGTTCCTGGTGGCGCGTTTGCAGCAGACGGAGCCGGCTTCGGGGCGAGCGGAACGATTACCGTCAACGGCGTGACGGTTCCGACGACGCGCTGGGCTGATCACACGATCCGCGGGACACTGCCGCTGGGTGTGAGTCAGGGTCCGGTTGTCATTCAGTCGGGAAGTCGTACGCTCCGCGGAGTCTGGGGACCCGCTCCAGCCGCTCCGCCGGCCGCCCCCTCAACCCCACCGAAGGCGTAGACCATCATTCATCAGTCGAAAGGAGACCAGTCCAATGGACAGCAACGCAGGACAGCCAGCCGACAAGGGTCAACCAGCGACCGAGACGCAAAAGCCGACGCAGGTCCCCGACTCTCAGGGACCGAACACGCCGGACACGTCAAAACAAGCTCCGACAGTCCAGAAGAAATGACGGATACGCCGAAGGGGAAGGACGAACCTAAGCCTCCTCTTCGGCAAGACCGTTCAACCGACAGTTCAACAGACCGTCCCGAAGGCGTCGACGGTGTCATCGAGCGAAAGATCGTCAAACCGTCCGATAAGGTCAAACGGCCATCGACAAGCGTCTTTCGCGTTACATGAATGAAAACATCCGAACTCTCCGAAACCGCCACATCGGGCAGACCGCCTGGATAGTCGCCTCCGGTCCGACGCTTAACTTCATCTCCCCTTCCTTCTTCCAAGACAAGCTCACGATCGTCATCAACGAGGCATTTCGCGAATTCCCGTCGACGTACGTCTTCGCTCATCACCGTGAAGCAAGTGGGGAAGCCATTGGCCTCGGGTTGACGACCGTCGTCTCTGACTACTGCCGGTGCGACGTCGCCGACGGACCGAACGTCTTCGACGGCTCATATTTTTCGTACCACCATCCACAACAGCCGGACACCCTTCGGATGGATATGCAACCGCTCATCGACGATCTCGACGATACGTTGATCGTTGGATCAAACACGGTCACGTCCGCACTAGACTTCGCTGGACGGATCCTCGGAGCATCAACTCTCATCCTCTGTGGAGTAGACAGCGGGTCGATCGACGGCCAGTGGAACTACGCCGGCTACAACGGCAGTGGAAAGACCGTCCGCTACGACAACGGTGAAGAGTGCGGAACGGTCGGAGGCACCGGCCTTCCTCATATTCGTGCGCAAGTCGCTTTGATCGCGACAGTCGTCGCTGCTCTTCGAGCCCGAGGCGTCGGTGTTTACAGTCTGAATCCTTTCACTGACTTCGGCTTAGAAAACCATGTCTTCGCACGATAAGCCAGTAACCGTCTGCGTTCCGGTCCTCAAGAGGTATGATCTCCTTGCGAAACTGCTCGAGTCTCTCGAGGCAAGTACCGTCCTTCCAGATGCAGTCTACATCATCGATAACGGTCGAAGCCCCAAGAAGCTCGCGGGGTACATGGGACCTCTGACCCTTATGATCCACGAACCGTCTGCACCTCTCGGAGTTGCCGCTTCGTGGAACTGGTTCATCAATCACGTCGACGAAGACCGCCTGATTGTCAATGACGACGTCACGTTCGGTCCATCGTCTCTTGAGCGTATCCGCGAGACTCCAGGCGACCTCGTTAGTGGTTTATTCCACGCTCACGCGGCTTTCTCCTGCTTTCTCATTCGAGACTCCTGCATCCGAACCGTCGGTACGTTCGACGAGACTATCTCCCCGGGCTACGCTTATTTCGAAGACTGCGACTACGAGGAGCGGATGGGAGCGGCTGGCATCCTGATCACGCCGTCCGATTGTGGCGTGGAGCACGTCAAGAGCCAGACTCTTGCCGTAGCATCTGCAGAGGAACTTGCTGACCATCATCGTCGGTTCATCATCGCGCAGGAAAACTTCCTTCGGAAATGGGGTCGCCTTCCGTATGGAGTGGAACGGCAGACAGCATGATCAGATCGTGGAAAGTCGGTTAAGACAAGATGCATAAGATCCTTTGGGTTGGGGATGCCGTCGTAGCCTCTGGCTTCGCTCGGTGCACGCACAAGATCCTCGAGCCGCTTTGCGGTGACAACGAAGTCCAGGTTCTGGGCATCGGACATAATGGAGATCCAGTCGACCCTCCATACCCATATCCAATCTACCCTTCCTTTCTCGGAGGAGACGTCTTCGGCGTCGGTCGTATCGCGGGGCGCGTCGCGGCGTTCGAACCAGACGTCATCATCCTACAAAACGATCCTTGGAACATTCCTCCGTACATCGAGCAGTTGGAAGATGATCACGTTCCAATCGTCGGTGCAATCGCAGTCGACGGTCTGAACTGCAAAGGCGCATCTCTCAACGGTCTGTCCCATGCTATCTTCTGGACGAAGTTCGCTCAGGCGGAAGCTACGTATGGTGGCCTGACTGTCCCTTCCACCGTCATTCCCCTCGGCGTGGACCTGTCCATCTACGGTCCAGGCGACAGGAGCGCAGCACGAAGCGTCCTCGATCTCTCCGGCAACGGTCCAACGAACCTCAACGACGTCTTCATCGTTGGAAACGTGAACCGAAATCAGCCGAGGAAACGCCTGGATTTGACAATCGCCTATTTCGCCGAATGGATCAAGACTCACCGCGTAACCGATGCTTTCCTCTACCTCCACGTCTGTCCGACGGGAGAGCATGGCTGCGACATCCGACAGCTCGTCGATTACTATGGGATTCGAAGTCGCGTTCTCCTATCTCAGCCACATATCGGCTACGGAATTCCGGAAGACCTTCTTGTTCAGACGTACCGGACGTTCGACGTTCAACTGACAACGACGCAAGGAGAGGGCTTCGGCCTTTCGACTCTCGAAGGCATGGCCTGCGGCATCCCCCAGATCGTTCCGTCTTGGGCTGCTCTCGGTGATTGGCCGGGAGAGGCAGCCTATTCCGTTCCTTGTGCGTCGACAGCCATCACTCCGAACGGTGTGAACGTGATCGGCGGAGTCCCGGCTCGAGTCGAGACAGTCGAGGCTCTTGACACCCTCTACCGAGATTCGACAGCGCGCTTCGCTCTTCGGTCTGCCGGCCTGGCGCTGACTGCTCAACCACAATTCCGCTGGTCGTCAATCGCAGAAGCGTATGCGAACGTGTTTTCCGACGTCATTCAAAGCGCGAAAGAATCCGAGCTACTGACCAAATGAGCACTGCTGGAACGATCAGGCTGAAAGTCCGTGTCGTTGCTGAGAACGATCCGGATTATGAGATTTCGGCTGACGCTATCAACGCCTCGATGGTGGTTGACGGTGGATCAGACGGCATGCTCATGGTGCGGGATTCGTCATTGGAGGACGGCTGGGGATTCGTCGCTCCGCTATCGCTTGTTGGAGCGACGGGAGCGACTGGCGTGACCGGTGCTACTGGATCAGCGGGCTCGACGGGAGCAACGGGTCCTGCAGGGATGGACGGAGCGGACGGAACGGATGGAGAAACTGGTCCCGTTGGCGAGACAGGTCCAGCCGGTGCAGCCGGTGCAACAGGGTCAACCGGCCCGACCGGCCCGACCGGCCCCGCGGGAGCTGATGGCATCGACGGATCCGACGGTCTTGCCTATGGCGCGTTTCTCGACTCCCCTGCTATCGCAGCAGTTCCAGAATCCGCGTTGACCTTTCGCAATCTCGAAGCTGCAACAGCGATCGTTCCAATTCAGATGTCCCCGGCCATTGCATGGTCCGCGAACGTCTGGGATGAAGTCAACTCCGTTAGCAAGACCGTTGTCTTCCGAGCAGAAGTCCTTCCTCAAACGCCGACCAGCGGCCACGCCTACGCACGCTGGCAGCTTGTAGCCCACGCTGAAGGCGAGACCGAAGTCGTTCTCTTCAACGTTCACGCTTCACAGTTCGGACCGTTCAGCGCGTGGCGCTCGAACTTCCACGGCGTCCTCAACGTCGAAGGTGCGCTATCCGCATCAGCCGTTTCCAGCGACACGACTCTCTTCGGTACGACTCATCAAGTCGGAGCCGGCGGCTCGATCAATTTCTCCGACGGGACCGACTACAACGTTCAACTGGCACGCATCAGCGCGACGCTTGCAGTAAAAGCCGGAGATGTTGCCCAAGAGCTTCGCGTTTACGGAGCGACGACTGGTGCAAAATACGCGAGCCTATCCCACAACGGTGCCAACCCAGTCCTTGGATCGTCATCCGGCGGCCTGAAACTGAACTCCACGGCCGTTGCCGCAGCCGGCTCCGGCGAACATATTCCACTCTTCATCGATCAAGACGGGCTCGTCACATCCTTCGCGGCTGGCGGTAAAGTCATTACCCTCGTAGACGCATCCCCAACCATCGACGCGTCGGTCTTTCCAATCGGAATCGTTGGTGTTTGTCGAATCCTCGCAACGGGTGATCGGACGGTGGCTATCCCGACGAACCCGAAAGCCGGTCAGCATATTGTCATCAGGCATACAGCATCTGGTGGAGCCCGTACCTTGGCCCTTGCCTCCGGTGCGGGAGGCTTTCGCTTCGGCGCCGACATCACCGGACTGACCGTGACTGCATCTGGCAAGACCGACTACATCGGAACGTACTACAACGCGACAGACGGATTCTGGGACGTAGTTGCAGTGGTAAAAGGCTTCTAGTGTCGACAAGAATCTACCTTCCGGCGAGTGGCGCGGCTGGTCTTGCCAGTCTTGCATACGACACCGGCTGGAATAAGACATCCCAAGCGACGAGGCTCAAGGCCGTTCTCGTGAAGTCTGACACAGCTTTAGCCTCACGTACATGTACTACGAGCGCTACAACCCCCGAGTTCCACTGCTCCGCTCAGTTCCAGCTTCCCGGCCTGGCCAGTCAGACCATTAGCGGTACGCTCAAAGGCCAGATCCGTGCGAATGTGAACAACGTCCTCTTCAACGGGACTGTAGCAATCGGGGTTCGTGTCGTCTCTCCAACTGGTGCGACTATCCGTGGAACGGCATTAGCTATCAGCGCACCGGATGCAGTGACAACTCCACCTCGCATTTCCGGGTCAATGACAAATCGCCAGTTCATGGACGTTTCAGAAAGCGCAGCACTCACTCTTACGAACGTTGTCTGTCAGACCGGCGATGTTCTCGTCATCGAAATCGGCGCGAGGGATGTTGATACGTCTACCAGTCGTTCGGCTCTACTTACGCTAGGTGACCCGAGCGCTACGGGCGACCTACCAGAAGATAGTACGACGACCACCGCTCTTTGTCCGTGGATTGAATTCTCGAGCACCGTCTTCTTCGGTCTCCCGCAAGGCCTCCGCGGTTCGATGTTGATGTAGGAAGGAAGAATATGACATTCTCTCCTCGGTCGATCACATTTACCGAAGCCAATCCTACGTCCGTCACGTCCTACGAACTCCTTGCGAGGATTGTGGATGTCGGAACCGTCATCGCAGGACCGTCGGCCTATCCGTCGGATTCAGGCCCCACGACGATCATCCCGATCGGTTCGAACGGATTCTTCTCCGGCGCTGAGGCACATGTCGGAATCGGAATCATCATCACCTACGTTCAGATCGGTCCGCAAGGTGATCGATCCGACGCGAAGAACGCCGAGACATCCGATGGTGTCGACGTCATCATCCTCAACTCGCTTCCTGACGGCGCTGAAGCCGCGTTGTTGACTCCATGATCAAAACGACCATGGGTGCGCTTGTCTCTGCCGAACGGTCGCTCGATCATCTGTTGACGGTCCGCTGCGCGGCGAAGACCGCCTATCGCATCGCCAAGATGACGCGAGTCGTGCGGCAGGAGACCTCCCACTTCCATGAAGAACAACGAAAGCTCTTCGCGGAATTCGGAGTTGAACGCGAGACAGTAACGCCCGCGGAGCGGTCACGCTTCGGAGAACGCCTGACGCAAGTGCCCGTAGAACGGATGTCCGAATTCGCAAAGCGCATGAAAGAGCTCACAGACATTCCCGTAGATCTCGCTCTCGAGCCTCTCGTCCTCGACGAACTCACGATTTCCGGTGCAGACATTCTCTCCCTAGGCCCGCTTGCGGCAGACGTCGATGCCTAGTGGTATTTTCGACCCAGCGATCTTTGACTTTCAAATTTTCGACATCGGTGCGTTGCCGGGCGAACCGTCCATCGGCCACATGCGGGGTAAGGTGGACTATCGAATCTCCATTCGTGGATCACGTGGCGTGATGACATATCATCTTTCCGGTTCGCAGAGCCCGAATGTCTTCTTCGCCAGAGGCTCGATGTCAGACGTAGAGGAAAGACCGTAATGGCAATCGAATTCAACATCACCGCGTCTGACAAGTGGTTCCTCGGCGAGGATAAAATCCTATCGATCGAGGTCTTCGAAACAGACGGAATAACACCGCTCGACATCTTCGAATGGGTCGGACTGGAATTCGTTCTCCGGAAGATCGATCGGGCACCGGATGAGATCATCCGAAAAACTCGTGCGAACGGTGGGATCGTAGTCAGTGGAGAGTTCGTTGCCGACGAAACCAACACACAACGTGCCGTCATGACGTTCGGCAGCGACGAAACGACTGACCTCCGCGCGGGCTTTCCCTACCGCTACAGCATCAAGCGGACGGATGTCGGCAATGAATCCGTTCTTACATACGGTTCAATCACATTCCTCCAGGCAACAGCACACTGAGGATCGCATGCCACTAGTCATGAAAGGCCGTCAGGAGATATCAGCGCGACTCCAGAAATTCGCGCAGAACTTTCCGAAGCACATCGGGAATGCGTTGATGAAAGACGCTCGGGAGAATGACGTTCCAGAAGCGAAGGAACGTGCTCCGGTCTATTCCGGACCACAAACTTCGTCGAGTCCGGTCCCTTTCGTACTTCAGAAGTCTATCCATGTCGAAGGCCCGAAATTCGAGGGGAACGTCATTTCAGTCGAGGTTGTGGCCGGTGGCCTTGCCGCGGCGTACGCCATTCGCCAGCACGAAGATCTGACCTACCACCACAAAGTCGGTCAGGCGAAATACATCGAGAGCGTGATCATGGAGTCACGAGCTGGACGGGCTGAACGTATTTCGAAGAACATCGACTTTTCGAAGGTATGATCAGACGAAAAGAAGCGACGAGCGTCGAAACCGTGCGTGGACGGTCGAGGACTACCGTACCCCTATCACCGCTACGATGGCGGAACCCGCTGCCTCCGATGCGGAAATGAGATGCCGGAGAAATCACGCGCCGCGAAGATTCGGAAGAGAGAGTAGAAAATGTCACTTGACGCGACAGTAGGCGGGACAGACTCTAACTCATACCTCACTGTCGCTGAGGCTGACGCTTATTGGGCTGACCGTCCGCATAGTGAGGTCTGGACTGAGACGGCAGAGTCGAAAGAGGCGTTGCTGATCTCGGCGACGATGCTGATCGACGCAATGCTATCTCCGTTCCGTCGGCTCGTCCCTGCCTCTGGCAGCTGTCAAGCGTATTACGTTACTCGCCCGACTTGGACCGGGGCGCCGACAGACGTCGATCAAGCATTGGCCTGGCCCCGAACGGGCATGTTCAACAGGAATGGTGGCGTAATTCCGTCGAACATCATTCCCCAGTCGCTCAAATTCGCAGTCGCCGAACTTGCGGGTCAGCTGTCGTCTTCCGACCACATGCTCGACTACGACGTGGCGGTCTCCGGGCTGAAATCCCTTCGAGCGGGGCCTGTCTCTCTGACCTTCGCAGACAACATCCAGGCGCTGCGGGCCCTTCCGGCGTCTGTCTTCCTCCTCCTCGTCCAATCGTGGTTTACTTCAGAAACAACCGAATTCGTCACGTCCCTTATTTTCACGGTGGACAGATGAGCCTTGTAGATACAATCGCAAACGCCGTTGCCATCGCCGATACGGTCACTCACGACCTGCAGGATCAGACGGTCGTCATCATCCCGTGGACCGGCGAAGACGTCTTCGGCACGACGACATACGACGATCCGTTTCCTGCGGCGGCGCTAGTCGAGCTCTCAAGCAAACCGTCCTTCAGTGCGAGTGGTCAGCTGATCGAGACGAAAGCGAACGTCACGTTCCTTCGACCTGTCCCCCCGACTGCGGCACTCGCGGGACAGACTCGGACGAATCCGATCGATCCGAGAGACATTATCATCCTCCCCGACGGAACGACCGGCCCAATCATTCGAATCGGCGGATTTGTCAATGCTCAGACGCATCGCCCGTACATGAGCGAAGTAACACTCGGGAAGTAGGCCGCATGTTCCTAGATGATCTCGTCACGATCCTAACAGCCGCTGGCGTCGGAGTGGCCAACGTCAGTATCTTCGCCTCTAGCAAGGCGACGATTCCGACGGGCGCTGGTCCCTACATCAGCGTGTCGGAGACCGGCGGAACCTCTCCTGACGAGACTCACAACGCTGCGCGCTTCGAGAATATGCCGGCGTACCAACGGCCGAACGCCCAGATCTTCGTCCGTGCAGCGTCTTATCCCGTTGCCCGTGCGAAAGCTGAAGCAGCCTACTCCGCTCTCTGGAACGTGATGAATCAAAAGATCAACGGCGTCTGGTATCTCTCCATCAGTCCGTTGCAAGAGCCGTTCGACTTCGGCCTGGACGATCTCAATCGCGCGTGCATCGTCTTCAACATAGCTGCGGTTAAACGTCCTAACGCGGGCATGAGCTAAAGTGACGCAAACCCGTCCTCGTCTTCTCTGGGTCGGAGACGCTGGTGTTAGCACCGGCTTCGCGCGGTCAACGCACGAAATTCTCGGAACGCTTCAACGCACGTACGAAGTCCACGTACTAGGCATCAGTTATCTTGGAGACCCACATCCGTACGCCTATGACATCTATCCAACGTATCCTGGTGGTGACCACTCTGGCATCGGAAGGCTTCGTCAGCTGATCATGAACATCCAGCCGGATGTCGTTCTCCTCCAACAGGACCCGTGGAATTTTCCTGCCTATCTCAAGAGGATCGAAAACACCCCTGTCATCGGAATCGTTGCAGTCGACGGGAAGAACTGCCGTGGAGGGGACCTCAATGGACTTGCTCTTGCCGTCTTCTGGACCGAGTTCGGTCGGGAACAGGCACGGCTTGGAGGATATGAAGGTCCATCGACTATCATCCCTCTCGGCGTGGATCTTCAGAAGTACTTCCCGAAAGATCGAGCGGAGGCGCGCGACCGCATCGGAATCTCCTCCGCCCTACGCGCCAAAGGCCTCCCGGCGTCAGCCTTCATCGTCGGGACAGTTGGACGAAACCAACAGCGGAAGCGGCTCGATCTAACTCTCGAATACTTTGCAGATTGGATTCATGCGGACAACGTCCACGACGCAATCCTCTTTCTCCATATCGCTCCGACAGGCGAAGACGCATACGACCTCGATCAACTGGTCTCATACTACGGCCTCACCGATAGAGTCCTTCGGCCAAGCATCGAAATGTGGTACGGTGTGTCGGAAGAAACACTCTCTTGGGAGTACTCAACATTCAACGTGCTGTTGACTACCACCCAGGGAGAGGGCTTCGGCCTTCCTGCCTTCGAGAGTCTGGCCTGCGGGATTCCCGTCATCGCGCCGGACTGGTCAGCGCTCGGCGAGCTTCTCAAAGACGCCGCCTTCCTTGTTCCGTGTACGTCGACAGCAGCGACGCCAGACAAAGTCAACGCCATTGGTGGAATTATGGATCGCCGCGAAGCGGTCCGTGCTCTATCCACGCTCTACTCAAACGTCAAACGCTATGCCGATCTCCGTGAGGCAGGCCTTTGCCGTGTACGTGAAGATCGGTTCCGTTGGCCGATTATAGGTCAGGATTTCGATCGAGCTATCCAGTCAGTTGTTAGAATACCCGAGTCCGAATCGGCCCCAGAAAAGGAGAGCATCAGTGTCTAACGCAGTTTCAAGCACAGGCATTCTCGTCAAGCGTGAGGGTGTAACCGTTGGAGAATTGACCGAGGTCACACCTGGCGGAATGTCTCGCAACAAGATCGAGACGACCACTCACAACGACGGATCAGAGTCGCACGTCCTCGGCATCCTGCGACAGTCTGATCCCGGGATGAAAATCAACTACGTCGGTTCGGAGACCACACACGTGGCGATCCTTGCCGACATCGCGGGGAACCTCAAGAAGGGGTGGCAGATCCTCTTTCCATCCGGCGTGAGCCGAAGCGGCCAGGCCTATGTCCAGCAGTTCATGTTTGACTCGGCACCAGTC